CTAATGCCGGTATCGCGGCCATCATCTACACAAGCCCTTCCCACACAGAAGACACGCCCCGGTGGCGCGTCCTTTGCCCGCTGGCGCAGTCCATCCCGTCACAGGCCCGCGCTGGCATGGTGGCCCGGCTGAATGGGCTTTTCGTCGGGGCATTGGCCACCGAGAGCTTTACCGCGTCTCAGGCCTATTATTACGGGTCGGTGCGGAGCAACCCCTCGCATGAAGTGGTGGCGATTGAAGGCCGCGCGCTGGATGAAGCGCCGGAATTGGATGAACAGGCGGTAGGGCGCCCGGTGGCGTCTCGCAATGCCGACTTGCCCAAGTCGGCGCATGACTTGCCCAACTCACGCCCGGTATCTGTCAAGTCGGGCGACGGCACCCCCTATGCCTTGGCAGCCCTGGCGCGGGAATGCGCGGCCATCCGGAATGCCGGCCAAGGCCATAAATGGGCGACAATCAATCGCGCGGCCTATGCCATCGGCGGGATTGTTACGGCTGGCGAGCTTCACGAAGGCCCGGCCATCGCCGCGTTGCGCGACGCGGTGCATTCCATCCGGGAGCAGTGCGAGGATTTTCAGCACGCCCTACGCACCCTTGAAACAGGTTTTGCGGACGGCAAGGCGGCACCCCGGCACATACCGGACGCGCCGCGCCTGATCCGCCGCGTGGTGGAGGAATACGCCCAGACACGCCCCGAGCCGCCGCCATTAACCGAGGCGCCCGACCATTGGGCAGCCGAGCCGGAGCCGGACATAGGCCTAGAGCCGGAGCGCGTGGCGCCAGACATCAAGCCCACCGGCCTGCCTTTGATTTATTTCCAGGACGTGAAACCTGCCCTTAAGGCGGAAGATTTTATCGAGGGCTTGCTGATCAAGGCCGCCATGTCCGTAACCTATGGCCCCTCTAACTGCGGCAAGACGTTCTTTATGGCGGACTTGGCGCTGCATGTGGCGATGGGGCTGCAATGGCGCGAACGCGAGGTGGAGCGCATGGGCGTGATTTACTGCGCCATGGAAGGCGCCCACGGCATTCAGAACCGCGTGGCAGCCTTTGCCTTAACGTGCGGTCTAACCGGGCAGGAAATCCCCTTCGCCATTATCCCGGTCGCCCTGAACCTTTTAGACCCGGAAGCGGATACGTCCCGCCTGATTGACGCCATCAAGGAAGCCGCCGCGCGCATGGCGATCCCGGCGGGGCTTGTGGTTATGGATACCCTGAGCCGGGCCATGGCCGGTGGCAACGAGAATAGCGCAGAGGATATGGGCGCGCTTGTGGTCAATTCTGACCGCATCCGGCAGGCGACCGGCGCGCATGTCGCATGGATCCACCATAGCGGGAAAGACCAAGCCCAGGGCGCCCGTGGCCATAGCCTGCTGCGCGCCGCCACCGATACCGAGATCGAGATCAGCCGGGCGGACAATGACGGCCCATCCGTCGCCAAGGTGACAAAGCAGCGCGAGTTAGAGATTGACGGGGTGTTTGGCTTCACGCTGAAACGGGTGGAGCTTGGCCTAAACCACCGCGGCAAGCCGGTCACGTCTTGCGTGGTCGAACCTACTGACGAACGCCCCACCAAGCCGCGCGTGAGCCTCACCAATGGCGAGGCCATGGCGCTACGCATCCTGCATGACGTGATGGCCACGCAGCCCGTCCCGGTGCCTTACCAAGCCTCACAAGCCGGGGTGCAAGTCGCCACAAGCAAGCACGCATGGCGCGAGACATTCTTCGCGCGCTCAACCGCTGATACGCATGAAGCGAAGAAGAAAGCCTTCAACCGGGCAGCCGATGGGCTGGCCCAAAAGGGACAAATAGGGGTGCATCATGACACAGTTTGGGCGGTCTAAACCAATGCAAAATTGTAATGACATGCCTCTTTTCAGGGGTATTTCTGCCGGGACATTGCCGGGACAAATCGGGACAAATCGGGACAATTACCCCCCGGCTGATGCCCCGCAGTCGGGACATTTTGGAACCCCCCCCCTAAAGGGGGGGGTCCATTGTCCCGCCGGGACAGGGGTTGGATTGTCCCGGTCCAATCCTGTCCCGGCTGAAAAAAACACAAAGCGAAACGAAACCCGTAAGGCGATTTTCGAAGCATGGCTGGCCGAGTGCCGAGCCTATGACGCGGCAGGCCGGCAGGATGAAGTCCCGCCCCTGCCGGAAGGCTACCTGTCCAGCGGCCCCAAGCTATGGCGCGAGGGTGCACCCCAGCACGGCAAACGGTGGCGCTGATGGACCTCACCCCCGCACAAGTGGCGCGCGCCCATGCCGATGAGGCGCTTGCCGAGGAATGTTTGCGCCGCGCCAGAGCCGCCCAGGATGCGCTACAGCACCCGAAGCTGGACCAGCCGGGGCGGGAATATCTGGAAGGCCTTAGCGCCCGCTACAGCGCCCTTGCAGGGCGCTTGCGCGGTAACACCCCATGACAGGAGCATTCGCCATGCCAGCACCAAAACCCGCGCGCGCGCGCGGGCGACCCGAGAAACCCATAACCCTGGATTACGGGCCTGCCCAGCGGCTTGTGAACGGCACGGCTTGGCTTGCCTACCGGGCTGACCCTGAAAACCCCTCACGGCCGTCCGTAAGGGCTGGGAAGGCCAAGGTGATTTATCATCAGCTATGGCTCGCCCGGTATTTGACGGACGAGCAGCACGAGGCGGCAGATCGCTACCTGACGCGGCTGGAGGTGGCCAGCGGCGCCAGGGTGGACACGCGCGGGCATGGGGCGGCGTCCTATGGGCCAACGGCTGCCCAGGTGGCGGCATTGGCTGACTTGCGAAGCGCAGACCGGGTGATAGGGCCGGATGCGCTGGTCAAGGCCGTGCGGACCGTGATCGGCTGGAATATCTGGCCACCTGATTTGAGCGTGCGGGATTTCAAGGCGGCGATGCAGCGCGTGGCAAATGGATGGGGGATGTGAAAAAAATGCAAGACGCGCATTTTTCCTGTTGACATTCCGGGCCAATGGTCCTATGTTCACGTTATCAGCAAGGGCAATCAAGCCCGGCTGGCACGGAAGATAGACAGATGAGCAACATGCCGAAACTTTCCGCCCGCGCTTCAATCGCCCTTGATGTTCTTTCTGATGGCGGCCATTTCCGCTATGGTCTTGAAAAGAACTCCTACACGGGCCGCGAGCAGTTTCAATGGCGCCTTCAAAAGAACGGCAAAAATGTGAAGGGTGTTGGCGGCGCCACTTACTACGAACTTGAAGCCGCTGGGTTTCAATTCAAGAAAGAATGGCCGGGCATGACTTCGACCGTGACTTATCACACCCTTAAGCACGCGGCTTGAGGGAAAGATGGCCGATTTAATTTTGCGTCCTTCAACGCATATTCCAGGCAAGCCATGGGCGTTGCAACTCAGAAACCACGGGCCAGCTGAAACCGAATATCTTACCATTGCGCGCGTATCAGACGAATTGGCGCGCGAGATTATTAGGGCCGGCGCCGCTTTAAGGTTTCTAATGACCGATTGGCCTGACCCCGCGCACCCTGGCAAGCCACTAAATCCTGAAAAGGAGGGGCCGCATTGGCTGCGCTATGAGCATGACGGCTACGTTGAAATTTCTGCGTTTCTGTGGGAGCGCGACGGCTACTGGGTAAAATCTCGGCATGTTCACTACAACGAATGGGTAGGTCGCTGGACTTACTATGGCCCATGTATTCCGCCTAGTGAAGCGATGGGCGCAAACCCATGACCCCCGACCAATTCCGCGCCGCCCTTGCCGATCTGGGCTTATCCCATTCCGGCTTTGCGCGCCTTGCCATGGTTAACGCCCGCACCGTCCGCCGATGGTGCGACGGGACGCGGGCGGTTCCTGGCCCGGTGGTGGCGTTGCTGGGGATAATGGATAAACAACGCTTGACAACCCCCTGATTTATTTGTAAGGGGGGCATATTCTGGAATTTTGCGCCCGGAGCCTGAAAAGGCGGATTGGCGCTTCCTGTCTCACCTGCCACGCGCAGGAGGAGCATTCGAGGGCGTTAGGCTTGGCTTGGCGCCCTTAGTCATTATTTTTGCGCCCGGAGCCCGACAAGGCTTCGGGCTTTTTCATGGAGAAGCACGATGGGCACGAAAAAGAAGGGCGGCAAGAAATACTGATGGGCCGCACGAGCACGACTCGTCCGAAGGGCAACGGCCCCGGCCATGGCGGGCCAGCAAGCGGCGCACCAGCACAAGGCGCAGGCTACGGGCCAGGCGCAGGCGCGGCGAAATCCTTTGCCGCAGATCACCAGCCCCCGAGCGAGGCGAAGTCCGCCGGCAAGGAAGTGGCAGCGGAGATCAGGGCGAAAATTTCCGAGCATAAGGATGCGATTCTTGAGGCGCAGCTTGCGCGGGCAAAAGATGCACTAAACCCGTCCGGCCATGCGGCGGCGGTGGATTTGCTGAACCGCATCATGCCGCCTGAGACCAAACAGACTGTTTCCGGCGATGCTGATGCGCCGCTGGCCTTCACCATTGTGACCGGAGTCCCCCGCGCGGAGGATTAACCATGTCGCGCGTGATTGATTTGGGCTATCGGGCGCGGGAGCAATTCGCGCCATTTCATCGGCGGCGGGAACGCTGGGCTTGCCTTGTCGCGCATCGGCGCGCGGGCAAGACAGTGGCATGTGTGGCGGACTTGGTTGACGCGGCCTTGCGATGCACCAAGCCTAACCCGCGCTTCGCCTATGTGGCGCCGCTTTATGTTCAAGCCAAAGACATTGCCTGGGGCTATGTGAAACAGTTCACGCGGGCGATACCGGGCGCGGCATGGCACGAAAGCGAGTTGCGGTGCGACCTGCCTAACGGGGCGCGCATCCGGCTTTATGGGGCCGAAAACTATGAGCGGTTGCGCGGCTTGTATTTTGACGGCGTAGTGCTGGATGAATATGCGGACATGCCGCCGGCCATCCTGCCGGAGGTTATCCGCCCCGCGCTGGCTGACCGGGAAGGCTGGGCGACGTTCATCGGGACGCCCAAGGGCAGAAATGCCTTTTGGGAGATATGGGAGGGGGCATCGGCCCCCGGCTGGTTCCGGGCCATGCTGCGCGCATCGGAGACGGGCCTAATCGCCCCAGGCGAATTGGAAGCCGCGCGGGCGGTGATGACGCCGGAGCAATACGCCCAAGAATGGGAATGCAGTTTCGACGCGGCGATCATCGGCGCCTATTACGGGCGCGAGATTGCCCAAGCTGAGGAAGCCGGGCGCATTTGCCATGTGCCGGCTGATCCGGTTTTGCGGGTGCATACTGCCTGGGATTTAGGTGTTGGCGACAGCACGGCCATTTGGTTCTTTCAGGTGGCGGCAAACCAGATCAGGGTGATTGATCACTACGAGGCCAATGGCCACGGCTTGCCCCACTATGCGGCGGTGCTGAATGCCAAGGGTTATCAGTATGGGCACGATTACCTGCCGCATGACGCCAAGGCGCGGGACTTGGGAACGGGCCGGACGCGCATTGAGACATTTCGGGATTTAACCGGGCGAGTGCCGCGCGTGTTGCGGCCTGGCAAGGTCATGGACGGGATCAACGCTGCGCGCGTAACCATGGCGCGGTGCTGGTTTGACGAAAGCCGGTGCCGCGAGGGCTTGGAAGCGTTGCGCCAATACCGGGCGGATTTTGACGAAAAGAAGCGCGTGTTTCGGGATGAACCGCGCCACGATTGGACCAGTCACACGGCGGACGCCTTTCGCTACATGGCGATGGCATGGCGTGAATTGCGACCTGAAAAACCGCCCGAGCAACCGCGCTTTGCCATTCAGGCAGCGCCGGGCGGGATGCAGATCAACCTTGGCGAATTGGCGCGGCAGCACTTGCAGCGGCGCGCGGCCATGAGAGGGGAATACGAATGAGCGAGACCTTTCCGGCAAGCGCCGCAACAGCGGTGACGCCAAGCGATACCACGCAAATCAATTGCCGCGCGTTGTATATTGGCGGAACGGGAAATGTGTTGGTGCATATGCCAAACAGCGAGGTATCGGTCACGTTTTCGAATGTTTTGGCGGGGACGGTTTTGCCGGTGAGCGTGCGACGTGTTTTGGCCGCGACCACGGCGACGAACATCGTGGCGCTTTATTGATATGATTGGAATCGGCATCTCTATTCCGATGATGCTGCCCTTTGCGGGAAACGCGCTTGACCTAAACTTTCTCTCGGGATCGCTTGATCCGCGCTTCACTTTCACGCGCGCTTCAAATGGATGGGAGTTCAACAGCGCGGGCAATCTGGCGCAATACAGCACCGATGTGTCACGCTTTGGCTATGATCAAAGCACGCTTGCGCCGCGCGGCCTGCTTATGGAAATGGCCAGGACCAATATCGCGTTGCATTCTTGCGATTTCACGCAAACGGCATGGGTAAAGACCAACATCACCGCCGCATTGAATGTAACCGGCATCGACGGCGTGGCCAATTCTGCGTCACGCTTGACCGCTACAGCTGGCAATGCGACGGCGCTGCAAACCATCACTTCTGCCAGCGCCAATCACGTCACGTCCTTCTTTGTGCGGCGCATCAGCGGCTCGGGCACGGTCGAGATTACGCAAAATAACGGCACGACCTGGACGGCTATCACGCTCACCTCTGCGTGGCAGCGGTTTGTGGTTCCTGTAGGCACCGTTGCTAATCCCGTGATTGGGATTCGCCTTGTCACTAACGGCGATGTCATCGCGGTGGACGTGGCGCAGACGGAAGCTGAGGCGTTTCCGACCAGCCCGATCATTACCACAGGCGCCTCGGTGACGCGCGCTGTGGATACGGGAACAATGGCGTCAGTCGCGCCGTGGTTTAATGCTTCGCAAGGCACGATGTTTGCGGAGTTTTTGTTTCCGTTTTTCCCCACATACAACGGCGCTGTCGTGTCGCAAGAATTGTTCCGGCTTGATGATGGGAGCGGCGCTAACTGGATGAATTTGCGATTGGTGCGCGACTCGGCGTCGGTATATTGTGAACCTTCCGCCGCATCTGCGGGGGCGTTTCTTTTTGATGGCGTGAATTATTCATTTTCAGCCAATCAGGTTTTGAAGTTGGCTATGTCTTATGACGCGGCTGGCTTTGCCACAAGTTTCAACGGAAGCGCTGTCAGCACTGCCACAATCCCGCTGCCGACAGGCATCAATACGTTTCGCTTAAATCCTTCGCCAACCTTTTTAAGTGCCACGCCTTCAAGTGGCGCGGCGTACTTGCGTCGTTTCGTTTATTATCCAACGAAACTGTCCAACGCGGTATTGCAGGCAATAACCGCGTGACGGAGGAAGCCACATGCCTTCTCGCGTTTCCGTAATTAACGGCGCCCCCCCAATTCTATTTTTCGCGTCGGTATGTCTATTAATTTTTCAACAGGAAACGCATAATGAGCGATAGCGCCAGCGAAGCCTATGAAGACCGCGAAGACGCTGGCGAGGATGACGCTGGCCTTGCGCGTCTTTGGCTTGATAGCATTACGCTCGCGCGAAAGAACGAGGAAGCATGGCGCAATGATGCTGGCGAAGCGCGCGACCGTTATCGCGGCGACAAGAAAAACCAGCAAGGCAAAAAATTCAACATTCTGTATGCCAATACGCAAATTACGCTGCCTGCCATTTACAATTCAACGCCTATCCCAGACGTGCGCCGGCGCTTTGGCGATGCTGATGCGACTGGCAAGGTGGCGGCGCAGGTGTTGGAGCGCAGCCTAAGCTATTCCTTTGACGCCTATGATTTTGGCGGCAACATGCGCGCGGCGGTGTTTGATAGCGTGCTTGCCGGGCGCGGCGTGTTGCGCGTGCGCTATGAGCCTTCCTTCGAGGAAACGGAGGAAGAGCAACAGGAAGAGGCGGAAGAATACGCGGAAGAGGCTGCCCAGCCTGCCGCGCCGCGCATCGTGTTTCAGAAGGTTTGTGTCGAGCATGTGAACTGGCAAGATTTCATCATCGGGCCGGGTCGCAAATGGGAAGAAGTTCCCTGGATTGGCTTTGAACATCGCTTGACGCGCGATGAATTGGAAGATCGGTTTGGCGACCTTGGCGCCACCATGCCGCTTGACATTATCACGGATGACGCGCGGGCGCGCAATTCTGACCCGCGCGACGTGCCGGACGTTTTCAAACGCGGCACGGTCTATGAGATATGGGATAAGGAAGAGCGTGAAGTTTTATTTGTCGCGCCTTCGCTGCCTTCCAAAATCCTAAAGCGGGTGGATGATCCGCTTGGCCTGCAAGATTTCTGGCCAATGCCGCGCCCGATTTATGACGTGGTGGATAGCGGTAGCCTTGTGCCGGTTGTGCCGTATTCGCTTTACAAGGATCAGGCAGAAGAGCTTGATCACGTTACGCGGCGGATTGATAAGCTCGTCGAGCAATGCCGGTATCGCGGATTGCGCGCTGCTGATATTGCGGAATTTGAGAGCTTGGCGCGGGCTAAGGATGGTGAATTTATTGCAGTCGAGAACGCGGGGCAGTTTGCCGACCGTGGCCTTGATAAGGCAATCTGGCACGCGCCGCTTGAAACGCTGGTGTCTGTCATTGTCCAGCTTATGCAGCATCGCGAGGCGTTGAAGGCCACCATTTACGAAATCACGGGCCTATCGGACATTGTGCGCGGCGCCAGCGTGGCGAGTGAGACTGCCACGGCGCAACAGATCAAGGCGCAGTTTGGTTCGATCCGCATTCAGGACCGCCAAGCCGAAGTGCAGCGCATGGCGCGCGATGCCGTGCGGCTGATGGCAGAATTGATCGGCGAAAAGTTTGAGCTTGAGACGCTTGGTTTAATGACTGGCGTTGACCTGCCGCAAGCGCAACAGAAGCTGATGGCGCAGCAAGCCGCGATGATGGCGCAACAGGCCGGCCAGCCGGTGCCGCCTGAGATTGAGCAAGTGCTAAGCGTTCCGTCATGGGATGACGTGCTGCAAGTGCTGCGCTCCGATGCCATGCGCGGCTATCGGGTGGACATTGAAACCGATAGCACGGTCCAAGCCGATGTTGCGCGATTGAAGACGAATGCGGCGGAATTTGTGCAGGGCTTTGGCGGGTTTATCCAAGCGGTGGGGCCGGCAGTGCAAGCTGGCGCTATGCCTATGGATGTTGTGGCGGATTTGCTGACCGCCTTCGCGCGCAATTTCAAGCTAGGGCGCCAGGCAGAAGACGCGTTGGAGCGCATGGGCAAAATTGCCGCGCAACCGGCGCCGCAACAGGATCAGGGCGCGGCGGCAGAAGCGCAAGCGGAACAGCAACGCGTCGCGATGGAAATGCAAGTAAAGCAGGCCGAAACGCAAGCCAAGGCGCAGCTTGAGCAAGACAAGCTGGCGCTTGAAGCGCAGCGTTTGGCAATGGAAGCGCAGATCAAAGAGCGCGAGATCGCCATTCAAGAAGCTGAGTTGGCATTGAAGGCGCAAGTGGAAAACGCGCGTTTGCAAGATGGCCAAATTGCGCGGGCTGAAGGCCGCAAGGATGCAATGGTGTCTGAGCGCGAAGCCATGATGAACGAAAGCGAGGCGAAGATGCGCGAATTGGCAGCCGCTTTGGCGGCAGTAGGCCAAAGGCTTGAGGCAATGCAGCAACAGCAGGCGAGCACGTCGCAGATGCAAGCGCAGGCTCTGGCGCAATTGGCGGCTTCCATGTCTGCGCCGAAGCGTGTGGTGCGAGGGCCGGATGGCCGCGCCATGGGCGTTGAAACCGTTTTGAATTGATCAGGAAATCCCATGTCAGCAACAAATGCCTTCGAGACAAGCCTTTTGCAGCATATTTTTCAAAATGCTGCAATTGCCAACATTGGCGATGCGACGGGCCTGCCTGCATCTGCCACGGCGGGGTCGTTGTATGTGTCATTGCACACGGCGGATCCTGGCGAGGCCGGGGCGCAGAATACCAGCGAGACTTCCTACACGGGCTATGCCCGCCAAGCCGTAGCGCGTTCTGGTTCCGGGTGGACGGTATCTGGCAACAACGCATCGAACGCGGCGGCGGTTGCATTCGGGCCTTGCACGGCGGGCAGCGCGACCATTACGCATTTTGGCATTGGCACCGCGTCAAGCGGCGCGGGCAATTTGCTTTTTAAGGGTGCGCTGACGGCTTCCATTTCCGTCACGACGACCTCAAACGCTACGCAAACTTTCGCAATTGGCGCGCTTGATGTGGATGTTGACTGATGTCTGACAACATCACGGCGTTAGCCAACACAGGCACCGGCACGGACGGAGGCACGATATGCCAAATTTAGAACAACTCGACGCGCTCATTGTCGGCAATCCGCTGTTGCGGCAGAGGTTCCGCGCAGCCCGGCTCAAGGCCGCGTGGAATGTCGTCAACGAGGACCCGCAGACCGCTAACCACGCTGCGCGCTTGGCGTGGGCTAACAAAATCATTTTGAATTACGAGGCGGATTTGGACACTGAATATCGCTTTATTTGCAGCAACCCGACAATTCAGGCCAGCGCGTCCACCTCGACGGACAGCGACCTTGAGTATGTTACTGCCTCGTTTATTAACCAATGGGCGGGGGAGTGATCGATGGCCGTCGCAAAGTGGGCAGCGCCTGGCACAAGGTCTGCAAACCTTGCTGGTACCACGTTCAACTCTTTGGCAAACGGTTCTGCCGGGACGGCCATCACTTACGATAACAGCAGCAACCTTGACCTTTACGCGATTGTCACGGTCAAGCTGGGTTCGCTTACCCCGACTACTGGCGGCTCGATCACGCTGCGCGTTTATAGCGGCGACGGGACCGACACGCCGGACCTCAATGGCGGGTCTTTCGATAGCTACACGGCGGCACTGACCACGGGGGCTTCAGCCAAGGTGGTGTCCATCCCGATGGTGCGGCTGTATCCGTTTTCGATGCGCCTTCAGGTGGTGAACAACGCGGGCGTTAGCACGGCGGCAAGCGGGAATGAACTTTACGTCCGCCCCTTCAACGAAGAAGTGACCTGACATGCCGCGCGGCGTCAGTCGGTATGATGAGGCGCGGTTGCAAAGACGGTTGCTGACGCCGCGCATTCTGGCACCGCGGCTGCGCGCAAAATTGCATTTTTGGTGGTCTGCGGATTTTCTGACGATTGACAACAGCGGCTTGGTTGCTGGCGCTTTCGACTTGACAGGGCAGGAAAGAAATGGATCGCAGCCCACGGCAGGGGCACGGCTGGCTTATTTTCCATCCGACCCGATGTTTGGTGGCAGGCCGGCTTATGGCCTAACGGCGAACGCTTCTGTGCTTGCCTTCCTTGGCGATTCCGCTGCCCGCACGGTTTTTCAGTATTTTGTGTCATGCTATTACAAAGATGGTGTTGACAATAGCTTTGACCAAAACAGCTACGCGCTCAGTGGCGCGGGGAGTTTTGGCTCATTTCGCCTGCAAGGCACATCCGCCACGGCGGGCTGGAGCGCGCTGATCACGGGCCGCACTTTCTACAACACGGGCGACCCGTTCCCGACCAAAAACGGTTTTGAGGCCAGTCAAACCGTTCTCCCGCTGCCAGCTTCCGTGATCCAAACCCGCGCTGCGCTCGGCAGGTCGCAAGCAACGCGCGTCGGCGGTGGCGACACTGCGGTTCAGGCATGGATCGGCGGCTTCCGCCATGTCGCCGCGTGCAATCAGATTTTGAGCGATTATGAGACCGCGCTCATGGAGGGCGTTATCGCCTGGGATGACGGCACAGAAAGCAGCTTGATTGGCACGCACCCCTTCGCTAACCGCCCGCCTTTGATCGGCGACTGACATGGCTTTGCGCGTTCGGGTTCCGGCGCTCGGAACGGGCGGCGGTGGCGGCGGTGGGGCTATATCCGGCTCAACTTCGCTCACGTTCACGCCGACAGGTGCGATGCTTGGCGACGGCCTGATTACTGGCGCGTCGTCTTTAACATTTACGCCAGCCGGTGCGTTCATTGGCGACGGCGCGCTTACCAGCGCCACAACTCTAACCTTTACTACTCTGGCGGACCTTACCGGGTCTGGCAGCGCGGGCGATATAGACGGCACAACCACGCTAACCTTTACGCCAGCCGCTACGGCGTTTGGTGGCGCGGCAATCGAAGCGGCTTCCGCCGTCACGTTCACCGCGGCGGGTGACCTAACCGGATCAGGCGGCGCGGGCGCTTTAGAAGGCGCATCAACGCTAACCTTCACGCCAAGCGCTACAGCGTTTGGTGGCGGGGTGATCAGCGCGACAGCCTTGGTGACATTCACCACGGCGGGCGACCTAACCGGGTCTGGTAGCGCCAGCGGCGATATAGCCGGTTCGACATCGCTGACGTTTGCCCTATCGGGCGCGCTAGCCGGGGCAAGTATTGTTGCGGGCGCGACTTCGCTCACGTTCACGGCTTCGGCAACCGCCACGCCCGAGGCAGGTGAGCAAACGCGCGGCGATGATGCGCCCGCCCGCAGTGAGGACATTCGGCGCATCGCCAAGCGCGAAAAGCGCCGGCAGCGGCTGGAAGATGAACGCGGGCGGCGTTTCCGGCAAGCCTTGCAAGCCGCATATGAGGCGGCAGAAGGCCTTGCAGAGACTGAGGCGCCAAGCGCACGGGTTGACGTGCAAGAGGCGCTGGCAGACGCCAGAAAGGCCGCGCCGGAAGATTTCAAGGCCGAGGTTGCGGCGCTTGATCGGCAAGCGCGTAACCTGGCCACGATTGACCGCATTTCCGCCTTGCTCGACGGCATTGCGGAATTGCAAGCCCGCGCTTGGGCTGATGATGACGACCTGACCGTCCTTTTAATGGTGATGTAATGCCCCGCTATCGCTGGAACCGTGACACGCTTCGCCTGGAGGAAGTGACAGATGAACCGCGCGCTGCGCCTGACACGCCTGGCATCATGCGTGACCTGCCAGCCTATAAGTCCCCGCTTGGCGATGGTTGGGTTGATGGCCGGGCCGCGCGCCGCGAGCATTTGAAGCGGACCAATAGCCGCGAGGTTGACCCCTCCGAATGGCGCGGCGGCTATCGCAGTGAGAAATTCGCAAACCCGCGAAACCTGCCTTTGAGGCGGGACTAAGCAGGAGAACCCATGTCAGAAATACTTGATCAACCGGCGGTGGAAGAAACCGCGCCGGAACCCATTGCCGCGCCCGCCGAGGCTGCCAAGCCTTCGATCCGAGACACGCTTGAAAGCGTGTTGGCGAAGGCGGAAGAACGCGGCGACGATGGGCGTTTCAAGGCCAGAGATACGGCGCCAGAAACCGCGCCAGAAACACCGGACCAGCCCGAGACAGCGAAGGCGGCAGAACCTCAAGCCGAGGCCATCGAGCCGCCTTCTTCTTGGTCCGCCGAGGTGAAAGCCAAATGGGCAACGCTTCCGCCCGATGTTCAGCGCTACGTGCTGGATCGGGAAAGCCAAACCCACAAAGCCATCACGGAAAAAGGGCAGCGCGCTTCGCTCTATGACGCGATCGAGCAAGCCATTGGTGAAAACAAAACCGCGCTTGTAGCCGAGTATGGCGACATTCCGCGAGCCGTTCAAATGCTCGTTAATGTCTCGACTCAGGCCGGGCGCGATCCATTGCGTTTCATTGAATGGTTTGCCGGGCAACGCGGCATTGATCTTCGCGCGCACTTCGCCGGCCAAGCGGGGCAACCTGCCGCGCCGGTGGATCAAATGCAACACGCCTTAGTGAGTGAGGTAACGCAACTCAAGCAGCATATCGAACGCCAACAGGCCGAGACGCTTCAATCCACCATTTCCCAATTTGAACAGGCAAAGGACGCTAGCGGCAAGCCGCTACGACCACATTTTGCCGATGTTCGCGCGGACATGGGCCGATTGATTGCGTCTGGTGCAGCGCAAGGGCTGGAAGATGCTTACACCAAAGCCGTCCGCATGAATGATGCGGTATGGGCCAAAGTGCAGGCAGCCGAGGAAGCCGAACGCGCGGCGAAGGCTAAGGCAGAAGCCGCCACCAAGGCAGCGGACGCCAAGAAAGCCGCTTCGATTAACATGCGGAGCCGTGGCGCGGTGTCGGGTTCCCCCGGCAGGCCGCCAGACATTCGCAGCAGCTTGGAAGCCACTTACCGGAAACTCACGGGCTAATCCTCAACCTTCAGCAAAGGAGTGAACGGCAATGCCGTCCCCGAACGCTACATTTACCGAAATGGTCACAACGACCCTTCGGAACCATCCGACTGAGATTTCAGATAACGTCAGCAAGCATAACGCGCTCTATAACCGGCTTAATCGCCGGGGCCGGGTTCGCACTGTGCTTGATGGCGGATATGAGATCGTGCGCCCCCTGGATTATCAAGAAAACGGCACCTATCAACGCTACTCGGGTTTTGACGCGCTGAACATCTCTGGTTCCGATGTTGTGTCGGCTGCGAAGTATGATTGGGTGCAAGCGGCGGTGCATATTACCGCTTCGGGCCGCGAGCTTCGCATGAACTCGGGTTCCAGCAAGCTAATTGATCTGGCCGAAGCGCGCATTCAGAACGCCAAACGCACGGCAATGAATAACATGTCGGTCGATCTGTATTCGTCTGGCGCGTTGGCAAACCAGCTTGGCGGGCTTGCACTGATCATCCAAACCAACGGTCAAGGCACCGTGGGGGGGATTGATAGTTCAGTCTATCCTTTTTGGCGCAACCAATTCCGCGAAATTTCTGGCAGCAACACCTGGACGAAAAGCACGATCAAGGGCGAAATGAACCAGCTTCATTTGTCTTGCGTCCGTGGCGGCGATAAGCCGGACCTTATCGTTTCTACGCACGATTTCTTCTCGGCCTATTGGGAAAGCCTGCAAGATTTGCAGCGTTACGCTTCTGCTGATGAAGCTGAAGCGGGTTTTCAGACACTGAGATATGCAACTGCAAGCGTAATCTTTGACGATAACGCCAATTTCGGGAAAACGGCAGAGAGGATGTATTTCCTCAATACCGATTACCTGGAATTGATCGCGCATCGTGACGCTAACTGGACGGTGGACGATGAGAAAGTCTCCATCAATCAGGACGCGGTTGTGATCCCGATGTTCTGGCAGGGCCAGCTTTGTTGCTCCAACCGGAGCTTGCAAGGCATTCTTATTGACGCGTCGTAATCGAAAGGAGAACGACACATGACTACGCTGATTGGGGTTGATATTCTCAACCCCGTAACTACTGCCGAATTGACGCAAGGCAAAGGCTTCGGCCTTGGCGACCGTCACATCGATTGGTCCGGCAATGAGTATGTCTATGTCCAAGCCGGTGTCGGCGGGATTACGGCAAACTTTGTTGCCACTATTAACGAAGCCTATGACGCCGTCATGGTCAGCACGTCGAACGACGCGCGCGGTGATCTGCTTGGCGTGGCGCCCGTCACTATTGCGGCCAATAGCTTTGGCTGGGTGCAAGTGAAGGGCGTATGCAACGTGCAGGTGGCCGCTTCATGCGCGGCGAATGTGCGCTTGAACACGACCGCCACGGCTGGCCAGCTTGATGATGATGGCACTGCGGGTTCCATTACCTGCGATGGCATCTTCCTGACCACGGCCCGCGGTGCGGGTCCTGGCACGGCGCCGGCGGTTATGAATTACGCCATTCAGGGCGTGACGATCTGATGATCAACGGGGCCGGGGAAATCAATCCCCGGCCTTTTTTTGGAGATGACCTTATGAGTGGAACCGGACAAAGCCGCGAGCCCGTGGCCATAATGCCGATTGAGTTCTGGACTGAATACACCGGCGAAGGCCCCGATATGAAGTCCGCCGATTGGGTGCGGTGGGTGAAAAAGGGCGACAGCATGCGTTCGACCGTTGCCGAAAAGGTGTCGCGGTTGAAAAGGGGCATTGTCGGTGAAGAAATTTGGGCGGTGATCAAGCCCTATTACGAACGCTGGAAGGAAGGCCAAGATGCGCCGGTTATCGGAATGCCTTTGGACGCTGCGCCATTTGCTACGAAAGAAATGGTCCGCGTTCTGGCGCAGGTTGAAATCCGCAGTGTCGAAGATTTGGCCAATGCGGAAGAGGCGGCGCTGAACAAGCTGTCGATCCCCGGCATTATTGGAATGCGCGCCAAAGCGAAGGCGCTGCTTGATGCGCGGGCCAATCTGGCGCCGGTATCGGAAGAATTGGCCGCGCTGCGTCAGAAGGTGGAAGCCTTGGAGAAAGAGCGCAACGAGGCGCTGGAATTGGCCGATGAAATGGCCAAGGAAGCCGACAAAAAGCGCGCCCGAAGGCCGGAAAGCGTTGCGGCGGCGCTTGGTTAAGGGGTGCGGAAATGTCATTACTCACGCTGGTTCAAGCGGCTTGCGATAGGCTGGGCATTCAAGTGCCGAGCGCGGTCATGTCCTCGGGTGTTGACAACATCCGCGTCATGCGCGCCTTGGCCACGCAAGAAGGGCGCGAATTGGCGCGGCGAGTGGCATGGCAAAACCTGACCAAAGAAAGCAGTTTCACCACAGTTGCTGCAGAGGCGCAGCCGGGCGCAATCCCGGCTGACTTTGACCGTTTCATCAATGAGACTGCTTGGAATTATACCCAAAACCGGAGCCTAATTGGGCCGGTTGATCCGCAACAATGGCAGCAATTGAAGGCTTCACTTGTGGGACCGCCGTGGTTGCATTTCAGGCAACGCGGCAACGCCTTCCTGATCATTCCAAACCCGCCGGCGGGCGAAAATATCCGCTTTGAGTATGTGTCGCGGTTTTGGGTTGATACGAATGGCGACGGCATAGGTGAGGCTGACGCCTGGGCGAACGATACCAATACGGCGCTGCTCAATGAAGAATTGATCACGCTGGGCATTATCTGGCGCTGGTTGAAGCGCAACCGCTTGCCCTATGCTGACGAATTGCAGGAATATCAGGCGCAAGTGAACCAAGCCATAGGCCGCGATGGTGGCAAGCGCACTGTGAGCATGGGTGGTGAATATGACCCGGCGCCGCGCGTGCCGAGCATTCAAGACGGGTCTTGGCCGCTGTGATCCGTCCGACCAAACAGGCGGCAGGCACGGCGCGGGTTGTGTCTATTCCGCCCCCGGTGCAAGGCTTGAATGCGCGCGATGCGCTGGCGTCTATGGACCCGGCGGACGCTATCACGCTTGATAACTGGTTTCCGCGCGGGAATGACGTGCTGCTACGGCGCGGGCATCAAAGCCATGTCACGGGCCTGCCAGGCAACGTCGAGACGCTGATGCAGTATTCCAGCGGAAGCACGAATACCCTTTTCGCGGCTTCTGGCAGCGGCATTTATGACGTGACTACGCCTGGCGCGGTTGGTGCGGCGGTGGTGTCGGGATTGACCAATGCGCGCTGGCAACATGTAATGAAAACCACGTCTGGCGGGACGTTCCTTGTTTGCTGTAATGGCGCCGACGCAATGCGATCCTATAATGGCAGTGCATGGTCAACGCCAACAATCAATAGCGTTTCTTCATCTAGCATTATTGGCCTGACTTCGCATAAAGAGCGGCTTTGGATGATCGAGAAAGATAGCGCGAATGCGTGGTATCTTGCGACAAAAGCCATTTCAGGCAATGCGACTGCATTTCCGCTTGGCGCGGTGTTTCGCATGGGCGGCAGGCTGAAGGCAATTATTCCGCTTTCGCAAGACGCCGGCAGCGGGCCGGATGACTTTCTGGCTTTTGTGTCTGACAAGGGCGAGGTGGCGATTTACCAAGGCACTGATCCCGGCACGGCTTCCGAATGGGCTTTGATTGGCGTCTTTCGGGTGGGGGCGCCGATTGGCGACCGGGCTTTTCTCCGGGTTGGCGGCGATGCTGCGCTAATCACTGATGACGGGGTGATTTCTCTTTTGCAGGCAATCAATGTTGACCGTGCCGCCGCAAATACCGCTACCATCACTGACCGCATTCGGGAATTATTTTCGG